AGCCTATGAGGCTGGGACCCAACGGCGTTGAATTGCAACTTCGCCGTGAAGTGCGAAATGCTCTAGATGAGAGGCATCCCGAGACTCTCGAAGGGTAGTTAATCCTTCAAGTTTCAGAAGACTCTTAGTTAGAGCTCCGTGATCACCCAATGCATCAGTGCGATACACTGGTGTCGGCACCCACGCCTTTATTTCTAGGCGCTGGAGCTTAGGATTCCACCTTCCGGTAGGTCTCCTATACCCGTACAGTGATACACGGCCAAGCGCAGGGCTCGTTTCTGATACATAGGGCAAGGGCCCTAGTATCTTTTCAACTCGAGAAAACATGAGTTGTGAAGTGCGAAAGTAACCTTTCTTTTCAAAAAGGTTTGCTGTCGCAACCCAAGAAACAAGCTTCTGTGCATGTCGTCGGTCCTTAGGGGCGAGCCTACGGATGTACGTCGGTGTGACGTCATATCCAAGGAACGCATCCATACCACAAGACTCTCGAAACTTTCCAGTAAAGAAAGTCTTATTGGTATTCACCTTGCAATTGTACTTTCGCAGGTGGTCAAGGACCGTAACCGCATACGTAGCGGGAACAACTATGTCATCCCCGTATACGTGAACGAGCCGTTTCACCATAAAGGCGTTACGGCGCGTTACAGGAAGGTTCTGCTCTCGCAATATGGCCATTACACATATAGTGTAAAAGTACATGGCCTCTACTGGAAAACAGAGAGCACTACCCATCGACGCAAATTTGCGCAGAGGGCCGATAATCTGGCCATCTGGCATTTCTGCGTGTGTCGATCGACATGCGTCGACGGCTTCCATTAGATCGTGGTTACCGCGGAACATCTCCAATGCGAGATCATGTGGAACACGATCGCTAGCATCGGAAAGATCAATCGTTGCTAATTGACCGTCAATCGAAGCACTCATCGCTAAGCGTTGGTTAATTCCCTGATCCTTGAAATTTACGGATCCGGAAGACATTAACGCCGATTCGATGATGCGATACAATGCATCTCGAATCCCTTGTTGCGCATATTGCATGCAACAGGGCTCTATCGCGATGATTCTAGGACCTTTGAGTGTCTTCGGAACAAGAGTAACCCTCACGGGCTGTTCCTGCTCCGCCGGCACGAACGTAACACCCTCAAGCACCCGCTCGATGTCATCGGTTATTGCATAACCATTGCCAGCAAGTGGGAAATAAGGCTCGAGGCGTTCGTGCCATCTCCGCCAAACGTATTTCTGATTTCCAGTAATACGGTCAGCGGTAGCGCCGGGACCGTGCCTTGGAAATAACATATCAACGCGTAAATCGCGTAACATGTTATCCCATAGCACAGAAGAAACACGAATAAAATGTTCGCGTTCTTCTCTCGGCAACGAGAACATCTCAAAGGAGTGTTCAGTTGTGACAAAATTCTTAAGCGCTGATTGCTCCCTTTCGGGGGTGCAGTCAAGCTCCACTTTCTTAAATGCGTTACAAATTTGTCGAACGCAATTAACGATAGTGGGAGCATCGCTTGCAATAAGAGAGTTTTCGTCATAAATCCTTCCTGTCTCTACGTCAAACACGCGACTGAGCATCCCTCTTAAAAAGTGGGGGATCGCTCGGCACTTCCGGAAACAAAGGAAGTGCTTTGAGTCAATTTGTCCTTTCGACAGAGCTTGTTCTAAGTCTGTTGAAAAGGACGGTAAGGTGATCGTCAAAAACGATATGCCTTCGTGCTTGACCCTTGATCGTATTGTTTTTAGGTCAAGGTAATTAGAGACGTCAGCGGTGCAATGTGAAGTAGCATCTTTATAAATGCTCTCCACTAACTCTAGGCAGTCACTTACGTTGCTTTTCATACCTACTCCTGCATTTGGAGCTAAGTATCAAGCCACAGAATGTCTGCTCAACATGAATGTAGATCCATGTCATTACCATAGTCACGAAAGCTACTCAGGAAATGAAATTAATCACTTCCGTGGTTTCGCTCGTTTCGTCGTTTTAGACGACTGAGATAATGCTTTAGTCTCAGCCGGGATATTACTCGTGGCATCTAAGCCAATCTGTGCGCCTGCAAAAACGGCAGCACGGATGAGTTTCATCCAACGATCTTGAGTATCGTTTAAGCGGAAAAGAGTTTTGAGGTCGAACGTTTGTTCGATCTCTGATAAAACTAATTCCGTCATAACGATAGCATTCAGAGTTTTCTGAATTTTCGAAGCCATAGAGACTCTCCTTCCTTGAGATTTAACTCTCTCGGTTGAAAAGTTTATCTTGGGTAGCCGCCAATCCTAGCCAGGCTTGAAAACCGGCTAGCTGGTCCTTGACTTCCGTGCCAGAGAATCCAAAGTTTGGGCGCTCTTGGACCGTATAGTCAGAATGTGTTTCGTAGTCGTTGACGGCTGTCAACGGATCTGCGACCACCTTCTTGTAATCCAGGCGTGTCAACGTACGAATTTTATCTTTCGTAATCTGGTGACTTATATTTAATGTATAAGCTCCATCAGACGTCTGATATACGGCAGATGTGCCGTTCGTAGAGATACGCGCTAGGGTTTTAGGAACAGCGGCGATAGTGATGGTAATTGGATCTGCAAACATTTGTGGTTGACCTCCAGAGAAATTTGGATGTTGACCTCCTGCTTATGCTAGGGTTCCAAACCTAACATAATTGACTCAGAAGGCTACGAATACTAGGTGAACTTGGAAATTCCAAGAGCAGCTAGTATTGACAATTGACGCGCACTTAACTCAGTGGGCGTCAGGCCGAAGTTGTATGGAGTAGCAGCGTGTGCTCTCTGCTTTGATTTTACCGTTCGGTAAAATTCAATAGACAGATGGCCATCGGCCATGTTAATCTCTTGGTTTAGAGTAATAACACGATCGAAGGAGGCCATGAGAAACACGTTCTTGGACACGACGCCGTCTTGCCCGGCAGCAGTGGCAGTTTCAATTACACTACCAATGTTGCCAAACCAATCGGCTAACCATGTCCATGGGGTTACATTCCAGAGAAGAGATGGTGTTATGTCCGTACCGAGGAGCGTGCTTGCACGCCTTAGATGGTTCAAACCAGAACCATAATCTCGGGAGGACATATCAAAAGCGGGCTTATAGAACTTGAAGTCCCCACTACCCCAAACGCGAACAAGTTCGCGCTTAAAGTAGGAGAACCGAGAGTGCCATTGGGCCCCAGGTTTGCACAACCACACTAAGTATGAGAGAGCGGGACTACATTTCATCCCACTTCCCGTACCTATTATGGTGTCAACTGTCTTCTCTTCAAGAACACGCTCCCTATGATCCCATCGATCATTCCGATTTGTAGTATCTCGGACTAATCGATCGAAGTCATTGACGACGTTAAAAACGTCACCAATGTCACGGATAAAGGGCATCCAACCAAAGTTCAGATTGAGCCAGCTGTTTCCAGCCCTCGAAGACGAGAGCGGGACACGGTCCTCAAGACCGCGATTCACGACTTCCCAAGAACTACGGAAATCGCGCGCGGTATTTTGGAGCATCCTAGGCACCTCACGTAATTCAGCGAGGCTTTGCCCGAGATTTGCTCGGCTCAGGATAGGTCGAAGCTTTTTATCGACCAGCGTGTGATATGGCGAGAGAGCAGGGAGGAAACCTGTGGTAGGAGCTTGGATAAAACTGGGGTTCATTAATTGTTCCTCAGTGAAATCCACACCCTGAAAATCTGGGTTATAGAACCCACCACGGTATCTAGTTGGCTTAAACCCGAAGCCCAAATGAACGGGCTCAGTCGAGTTGTAAACGCCAACACCCCGCACAATACCCCGCGGTAAAACCGCTTTTACAATAGTTAGCTCCCTCCCTGATCGATACGGCGGTCCAGGATTAGTAAAATCCTTACAGACCTCAGCTGAATCAATCATGGAAGTCATCGGTATAGGGCCCGGATTAACAATCGGTGCCCATATGCCGTTGGTCTGTTGCTCAGTTGCACCAGACGGAGGAGCTACACTAACAACTGTAAATCGTTTCCGGACTCGTGATTGCGCACCTGGAGATTTAGGCGAGATGTTACGTCGCTTAGGTCTCTTATCAGGTCGCACTGATCGTCGAGGCTTGCGCCTCGGTGGATCAGCAGCGGTGAAATCGTTCAGAAATCGCCGCAAAAATCTAACTTGTCCGGACAATCGAGGGTTTCTCGACATAATAGTAATCACCTCCATACACAAGTGTCGCTCTACAGGACACTGCAAGTAGAGTCAACTTCAGGAATCCAGAGTTACTGGATCAGCTGGTTGTTAAACCGGCTGGACCGCCATTGCTGACGATCTCAGGTACCCCCGAG